ACCATACCAAGTATAAGCTTTTACATATTCTACAGGTGTATTAAGTTTCATTGAATCTGGTTCTTCACCAAGATATTTTAAATTGAGATGGTAAGATTCGGATCTAGTAACCCTAACTTTCTTTTTCTTGGATTTAGTTTGAAGCAGTGATTTTCCCATGACTTTTCTCCAGTTAATAATTTATAATACAACAAATAATGATTAATGTAAACAAAAAAATTATTTTTTTTTGAAAAAAAATATGTGTACATTGATTTAAAAATTTGTTATACTAATAATATAAGAAAAAGATATCTAAATGGAGAATCAAAATGCAAGAATTTCAATTTGATCGCACCCGCAATGGATCACTATATGATCGTGGTGCAGCTGATTCATATTATCAACGTCCACGTAATCCACATTACTGGACAGATGGATCTAATAGAACAATGATCACTAGTGATCAACTGACAAAAGAAGAAATTTTTGAATATCATCTTGGATACTCTGAAAATAGAGATTTTAAAGAATACTAAAGGAATCTAAAAATGAATGAAGAAGTTAAATCTTGTTTACATTTTGTAGGATTCCGAGATGATAGATTTTGGAATGCTACAAAAGTATTTGGTAGACCTGATTTCTTTCATAGAGTTTGGGACCATAGAGCTAAGCAAGAAGTGCAACAAAATGATGTTGTTGTTTTTGCTAAAAATGACGAGCATCAAGAAGTCGTTAAATACACCTTTGACGATTCAGCAGAATTTTAAACTTATAAAGTTTCTAAAAGAGTTTTCCATTTCTGGGAAATATTAGTTTCCCAGTTATAATTGATATCAGCATATTGCTTTTGGAAATTTAATCTAGTATGATCTAAACCATTTCTATTCATATCGTTGATAGCAATATCCATATAACTATAGAAAATATTGGCATGTTCATTCATATCTTCTGACCATTGATACATATGAGAAAAACCAGCAGTAGTCTCAGGTAATGCTGCATAGTTAGGACACACTATAAGATTCATAGAAGACATTGCTTCAATTGCTGCTAAACAACTTGTTTCTGGCCAAATACATGGATAAGCAAATATGTGACTTTGTTTTAATGCTTCTCTGATTTTTTCATTTGAAACTGCACCATGATAATTAATTTTAGGGTGATTTTTACAGCGTTCAAATAAATGTTTATATTGCTCATCACGTTGTTGCCAACCATAAATACTGAAACTAGAATACACATCTAGTATAATATTATTATACTTTTTACACAATTCTTCGAATACCGGAACTAGTATCTCTAGTCCACGATGTGGTGTAGTATGATATATTAATCTTATTGTTCCATCAAATTCTTTTTTTGATATATCAATTTTAGATATTCCATTTTTAATAACTACCGATTCCCTATATGGCAATCCTAGAACAATATTATACATCTGCAGTTGCCAATCAGAAACAGCAACAATTTTAGAAAATCTTTTTCTACTTTCTGCATCTACAAGATGCTGCGATTCAGGATCATTGGGCAAGTCATGAAGCCATAAAATTCTTTTGCGTAATGGATCAATTTCTCTTACGCGACTAGGTATGATTTGAAATTTATCTAATAAATCTTTTGGTAATGTATTATGCAAGCGTTCTTGCATCAACTCTGTGCCACCTTTAGCATTTTTATTCAATTCATTCACTTCAATCATAATAAAACCTTAATTTATATTAATTCATTTATTTTTTTTCTAAAAATCTTGGAAGTTTTATGTTCACTTTTTCATCTTGAACTTTCATTAAAAATCTGGCGAACAATGATAAAATACTCCATGAACAAAATCCTACAATAACAGAAATAGCAAATTGATCATCTATTAAATATGAAATTTTAACATATTCACTTATCATTGGTGAAAATACTATAGAAGATGTAACACTTAGTCCTGATCTTATTGCTGCATCCCATACATTTCTAGGTTTATAAAATGCCATAAAAGCAGCTCCACCTATAAGTCCTCCTAATCCGGAAACCAATTTATTCATTAGTGGTATAGTAATAAAGTCAGTCATCTTTATTCTCTTTATTTCAAGTTAGCAAAAAATTATTGCAGATAAATTTTATACTATTATTTATAAATTCTTATAATTACTAAATAAAGAATTAATCACCATATCCACCAGCGGTTTCTTCGATATAGCTTACTAGTTGATCATATCCACCAATTTTAAAATCATGAACAGTGATGACTGGTACTGTTTTTTGATTTGGAAATTTTTCTTTAAATTCTTCTAAGGAAATATCAATGCCAAGTTTGATATATGTATACGAAAGATTTCTTTGATTTAATAATTCCTGTGCTTTTACGCAATAAGAACATCCATCTTTTCCATAAACATTGATCATTTTACGATCTTTTCTTCTCTTTTCCATGGACCAAATGCTCCAGAATGATTGCCTTCTACTTTAATAAAAGGTTTATTTGTTTCATTCTTGTTTGGGTTTGGAATAGTAAGTGTTGTTCTACGACCTTTTGACCACGAATTAAGTTTATTCAAAATCTTATCAATCAAAGGCTTTTCATTTCTAAGTTTCTTAAGTAGATCTTTAGAAATACTATCTCTTTGTCCTTTTGATACATTCTTAGTGCGTAATTTCTTCTTTCCCATTTTAAAATCCTTTATGTGTTTTCTATATTGTTTTCGTTGTAATATCCGTATTTACATATGTAATATGCATCTATTATATCAGAAGAAGGATTCCATTGTTTTTCTGATATTCCTAATGCTTTTTTTACATCAAATCCGGTTTCTTCATAAAAGCATGTTTGTAGTTTTTCTTTATTTGCATTACCTTTTCCAGTAGCAAATTTTTTAATAACACTCGGAGCTAATATATTATATTGTATGTTTTGCTTCCATAAGAAATGTTTAAGTAATCCTGCATTTTCTGCAATATTAAAAACCATTCCAGTAGAACCCATGGAATAACCTTCCATGTATACTATATCAGTTTCTTCAATAAGATCCTTACTCCATTTTGCAATATTATAATATCTTTGCTCATTGCAAGTATGATCTTTATGTAAATCTCCGTGTATATTTAATACATCTATATTATATTTCTTATTATTTGTCAAATAATAAAATTTACATAAATCATATCTAAATTCATTGCCTTCAAATATACATATACACGGAGAACTTAAACTGTAATCAATACCTATTATTCTCATTATAGATCTACAATTTCACACCCATCAGCAGCACAAGCCAGTGTTTGTGAACCTTTTGTATTATCTTCTTGTTCATATTCTCCAAGTTTAGTCCAATCAATATTTTTTGGCATTTGTGCATTAAGAACTTCATATTCTTCTTTAGTGCAATCTTGATAAGGAGCTTGACGATATATATGATCAGAATGCGGTAAAAATGAAATTCCAGATATTTCATTGAAGTTTTCATAAACAAATGCACCAACATCCATCCATTCATCTTCTTTAACAGATATAGTAACAGAAGGTTTGTGTTCACACCAATGTTTTTGATATATCATCCACATTTCAAGTTGTTCAATAGCACTCATCTCATTTCTAGTAATAGCATTTTCTGGTGATTTTACCGGAAAAGAAAATACTGTAGTAGAATCTGGCTTCATCACATCAGGTTCATTGGGGAAACCCATATCTTTCATAAGTCTAGTAAGTGGATCTTTGTTATCACCACGCACTGTACGTACATAATATTTACTGTGTCTGGCGTGAATACCTGAAGCAGAATCTACTAATTGCGAAACTGTGTTATGACTTACCCATCCATTTTCTAATTGATATGAATGAGTGTTCTCAACTTCGATATCAACAGTAAATTCTGGATCTTTCAATTTTGTTATTTTATTAATTTTAATCATAATATTTCTTTCTTTTTACAATTATCAAAATGGTGTCTAGTCATTGGGCCTGGTTTTCCTTCTTTTTTACAATGTGGACAAATAATATCTTCTAAATCAATTCTTCCTATTGTATACTCTTCATTTAATTCTAAAAATATATTTAATGGAATTTCATTTTGTTGTTTTTTTGTATATTTAAATGATTTTTTTTTATTATTAATCCAAATAAAACCTTTATTTTTAGGACCGCCTTTTTTTCCCCTATTAGATTGTTGTTGTTTTAAAATGACTTCTGCTTGTTGTTCATCACAACTAAAAATTCTGGTTATACATTTTTTTGTAAAACAGCCCATTTTTCCACCAAGTGAGGATCTTTTTTTACGGCCTTCTGGTGAAGCCCAATATAAAAATTCTTTGTTATTACCAGAAACCCAAGATGCTTTTCCACCAAGAGAAGCATAATATTTTCTTTTTTCATAATCACTAAAAATTCCAACTTTTCTAGATTTAGCAATTTTACCACCAACTTTTCCGGCTATAGAATTTTTCCTTAAATCTTGAAAACCAGAAGAATAGCATATATTTAAATAATCATTTCTTTTTTTTATAAATTTAAAATATTGTGCTTCTTTTAAAATTGCTTTTTCAGGATCGTTTGGAAATTTTTTTATTATTTTTAC